TGATAGAGTGAAGCCGCTTTGGGCTGAGGTCTCTTTTGCAAAATACATTACTATTGCTGTATCAGCAATTTTTGGTTTTGGTCTGACATTCTCATTTGGCTTGGATATTATCTTTGCTTCTGGTTTGTTTGACGCAATAACGCCAGCGGGTCAGATTATAACTGGATTGGTATTAATGAGTGGCAGCTCTGCTGTGGCTGAAGTTATTGCGAGAATCAAGGGTGAGCCGCGGATTATTACTGACACCAGAGACGATAATCTCGACGAATAAAATTTGACAAAAGAAAAAAATCTGTGATATTTCGCGTGCGCGCCCGCGATATTAATAAGGTAGAAAGAGGACTAAATTTTAGTCCTCTTTTTTTAACCTTTTCAAAATTTGTTTTTTGCTGAAATCTAATTTATAATAAATATAGAAAAGTTAAAGCACGAACAGCGGAAAATATTAGGTGCTTTGCTTTTACTTTAACCGAGTAAAAGGAGATTATTATGGATTTTTCAACAATTGCAAAGAAACAGGGGCAACTTAAATTTACCGAAAATGGACAAATGGCTTATAACACAACCAACTCGAACTTATTAGACTTGTTTGGAACTATCGGTGCGCTTCGTACTCGCGATAAGGCGGAAATCGAGGATAAATTTGCGCGGGCTTTTGCAGAAGACGCTCTTTTAGCCACAAAGATGCTTTTTTATGCCGGTGACATTCGTGGTCTTGGACTCGGAGAGCGTAGAACTTTCCGTATCTGCTTAAAGTGGCTTGCCATGAATTATCCTGACATTGTCAGAAAGAATATCACAGCAATTCCTATGTTTAATCGCTGGGATAGTATTTTTGAACTCGTTGGTACACCTTGCGAGGAAGATATGTGGCGTGTCATTGATAAACAGCTTCAGAAAGATGTTTCACAGGCTTCAGCCGGTGAGTCTTGCTCACTATTGGCTAAGTGGATGCCTTCAGAAAACGCCTCTTCAAAGGCAACAAAGGCTCTTGCTCTTAAGGCAATTAAAGCTCTCGGGACAACTCCTCGTGAGTACCGTAAGGTTTTATCCAACCTGCGTAGATATATCGACGTCACCGAAACAAAGATGAGCCAGAATGAGTGGAACTCTATCAACTATGAGACCGTGCCTTCAGTTGCTATGAAGAACTACCAAAAGGCTTTTGCTCGTAGAGATGCTCTTCGTTACCAGGAATATCTTGCTTCAGTTAATAAGGGTGAGAAGAAGATTAATTCTTCAACTCTATATCCTTATAACCTTGTAGAGCAGTATCTGTACTATTGTAACGGTGGCCCTGCTACCGAAGCACAATGGAAAGCTCTTCCTAATTATGTTTCTGGTGAGAACAATGTTCTTGTCATGGCAGACGTTAGTGGCTCAATGTATGGTCGTCCTATGGCAACCTCAATTGGTCTTGCGATTTATTTCGCAGAACGTAATAAAGGTGCGTACCACAATCTTTATATGACATTTACTGACCAACCTCGGTTTATGTCAATCAAAGAAGGTGCGACACTTCGTGAAAATGTTCGTTTCGTTGAACGGGCAGGAGTTGGTTACAACACCAATCTTGAAGCCGCTTTCAATGAAATCCTAAAAATGGCGGTGCAGAACTCTCTACGAAATGAGGAATTGCCTAAGGCTTTACTAATCGTTTCCGACATGGAAATCGACAATGTGGTTTCTCGTGAGGGTCTTGACTTCGTTGAGATAATGAAAAAACGTTTCGCGCAGCATGGGTACAAAATGCCTAAGCTGATTATGTGGAATGTGGATAGCCGCCAGGATACTTTCCTTACTCAGGGCGACGATGTACTCCAGGTGTCCGGTCAGTCTACAAATACTTTCAAATCAGTCTTAAGTAGTATTAATTGTAGTGCTTATGAATTGATGTTGAAGGTTTTGAATGACGAGCTTTACTCCTGCATCGAAATTTAATAGCCTTTAATGATGAAGAAAAGAGAGAAGTGATTCTCTCTTTTTTAAATTTGCTTTTTTAAAAAATTTCTGTTATACTATATATAGAAATAAGAAAATGGAGATTATATATGATGGATAAATCTTGCGGTTATACAGTAGTATTTTCGGTTGGTAAGATTTCAATGAAGCAGCAACAAGAAATTTATGATTTACTCCGAAAAAACTTGAGTTTTGACATGAAAGATTGTCTTAGTATAACAGTAGAAGACCCAATTGGCGGGAAACATAACCTTTGGGAGAACAATGGCGTCAAACCCAATGGAGAAATTTGTAAGAAATGTACCTCTATTGATTGCCGATATTGTATAAAATATAAGGAGGATAAAGATGGCAAATAAAGTAACACAAGATGATATTAGGGTTTTTAACGAAAAATATTATGTTTGTCATAATTATTCTCAAGTCGCGCGTGAGACTGGTTTTAGTGCAGGAACAGTAAAGAAGTACATTATTCCTGGCTGGAAACCGGTTGATGAAAACACTATCCAAAGGTTTAACCAGCCACTACCCGAATTTGATACGTCTATTTTTAGATTAAAAAATTGGGATAAACTTTGTGAACTAAGTGATGAAGAGAAAATAGAAGTTAAAAAGTTACAGGAGGAAATTTCAATATGAAGAAATATTTTTATCTTGAAGAATCCCCCTATAACAAAGGCAAATATGTGATTTGCCTAAATCATGATGAGTTTCCTTTTGAAGGCGGTACAAAAGGTTCATATAACGTTATTGTCGCCAGATTTTTAGGATTATCTTATACTCAATATTTGAGGTTCGCGCGCGACATACTTGCTGCTGAACTTATTGGAAAAAATTCATTATATATTGTTCCTTATTTTAAGCGGTCTGATGCCGTAAACCAATTTATAAAACTTTTAAATAAGCGAATGGAACTGGTTATGCTTGAAAGAGAGCGAGGATATATAATAGAAAAGAATAACGAAGGAGAGTTAATTAAAACTACACTGGATTTTGGAGACTAAGAAATGTTTATAACATATGACCTATTAGAAAAATATAATGCTTGCGAAAGTGGCAAAAAATTTTTTCAACGATTTTACCCAAATGGCGTTGAAGTCTTAGAATTATTAGAAAATAAACACGTACCAAAAGAATTTTTATTTTGGGGAGAAGAAAATTTACCAGTATCAAAAGAGGAATTGGAAAAATTTAATGAAGTTTGTGGAATTAAAAATTCAACAAGAGTTTTTCGTTCTTATAATATTGAAAATAGTGATTTAATCTCTGACTCCAACAATATCTTTGCCTCAAAAGTAATTAAGGCTTGTAAATTTATTAATAATTCAAGTGTTTGTTTTTCTTCAAACGATGTTGAAAAAGGGAGTTTTATTTTTAGTTCATCGGAAATCGGTAATTCGAAATATTGCTTAAACGCATCAAATATAGAAGATAGTGTAGATATTTCTGCTTCTTCAAATATTACGAATTGCTCGCATATTTATAATTCTCATTATATGGGGCGCGCAATCATGGTTTATAATTCTACATTATCAGAAAATTGTTACTTCAGTTCTTTTTTAAAAAATTGTAAAAACTGTCTATTTTCTATAGACCAAGAGGGTAAAGAATACTTACTATTTAACCAACCAATTTCTGAAATGGTGTACCAACAGGTGTTGCGCTCACTTCTTACAAAGTTGAAACATGAAACAATAAAATTATATACTGAAAAGGAAGATGATTTTTTAGGAACTTTTATAGAGCCTAAAGTTGATTTTTCTACATTCTTTAATGAACTTTCACCAGAATTTTGGAAATGGGTAAAAACTCTACCAAATTTTGATAGTTTTATTATGTATCAAATTGCGCTTCAAAGAGAATTTTTATTAAAGTAAATACATTATATATAAGGAGGATACCCCCCTTGAGAAACCAAACAATTGGCTATTTACCAGATGAACGTCCACCACTTGGGAAATTATTACTTTATGCGTTGCAGCAGGTCATTGTCATGTTTCCCGCCACGGTTGCGGTCGCGTTGATTACAGGATTTCAAGTATCAACTACGATTTTCGCGAGTGGTATTGCCACCCTTTTCTTCATACTAATTACCGGTAAGAAGATTCCTCTGTACTATGGTTCCAGTTTTGCATATCTTCCAGCCATATCAGGATTGATGGCGGCGCAAGGATTTGCCAAAGTTAATGGGATATTACCAATAGAAGGAATACAGATTGCACAATTTGGTATTATTGCTTCCGGTTTAGTATCCATTGTTGCAGGTCTACTAGTAAGGTTCGTAAATCGTGACATAGTAGATAAAATTTTACCGCCTTCCGTTACGGGGCCGATAGCAATGATTATTGGTTTAACTCTCGCGGGCAACGCTCTTTCAGATGCGGCACCAAATGGCGGTTCAAATTGGATTTGGGTTGTATCTCTTGCAACATTACTTTCTACTATCTTCTTTTCACGGTATCTTAAAGGATTTTTGGGGCAATTACCACTTCTTTTAGGTGCCGCAGTCGGATGTATAACTGCATTCCTTATTTATCAATTTGGAGGAGAAAATCTCTTCCGCAGTTTACCACCTGAGGCATTGGCCGCGTCCACTTGGAAGTTTGGCGATGGAAGTATCTTTGCTTTACCTGCTTTTTCGTTACCTAAGGTATCATGGGAGGCTGTTCTTGCTATTATGCCAGTTGCAATAGCCACAATACCAGAGTCAACTGCGCACATATATCAACTTGACGTATATGTTAATGATTTGGCGCACAAAAAAGGCAAACATAAATATAAAATGGCAAGTTTACTCGACCGAAATCTTATTGGTGATGGTGTATGTGATATGATTTCAGGTGTCATAGGTGGTCCCGCCGGCACAAACTATGGTGAAAACATTAGCACTATGGCAATTACTAAAGTATTTAGTGTTCCTGTATTAATTGTAGCATCTATACTTGCTATGGCAATCTCTTGTTTTACTCCTCTAATTAGCGTTATATATGCAATTCCACTTGCAGTTATTGGAGGATTGGAAATTTATCTATTCGGCGCAATTGCCGCGCAAGGTATTGCAATTCTTATTGAGAAGAAGTGTGATATGTTTAGTTCAAAAAATATAGCAGTTATTGCTACTATTATGGTCATTGGACTTGGAGTTAACTATGTATATGGTGGTACATTAGATTTCTTTGGTATGTCAGTTCCTGCTGTTGCGGGCGCCGCCATTTTTGGTATTGTACTTAACTTACTACTCAGTATAGGAGAAAAGCGTAAAATTCTTGAATCGAACCTAATAAAAGAAGAATCCGAAAATAAGGAAAATTGATTTTCTTTTAAATTTATTATATACTTATAGTATAAAGATGAAAGGAAAAGACAATTTCTAAAAATCCTTAATGGATAGCAAACAAAATTTGATTTTTTCTTAAAAAAGAGTTATACTCTTTATAGAGAGTTGAGAGAGGAGCTTATTCATTTTATTATTATTATTATTATTATTATTTTTTCTTTCCTTTCTTACAAGTTCCTCCTCCTCTCTCTTCTCTCCTTATGCTTGGTGATAGTTCGAATCAGTTCAATTTTTAGAAACACATTTTATGGGGGTAGACAAGGTTGTGGGGTAACTTAAAGCCAACGTGCACTGTTACTTCTGTGGGGTCGGTTCCCACTGCCTCCACGGCACCAAAAGCAATGCCTTCACGTGGCGGTGCTGTTTAAACTAAATTGCTAAATATAAACGGAGTTGATTTTAATGCAAGGTTATATTTACCTCATTTAGATAATCGACAACAAGCCTATGGATTTAGATGGGAATTTGAATAATTATTTGGGGTATAATTGATTCGACAGCGGACGCGAGTTCGTTGGACTCGGGGTCGTTCCCCGAATACTCCACCACATATGGTAATGGCGTAGTCTAAATATGAAAGGAGTTCTCTATGCCAAGAAATAAGGCAAACAATCAATATTTTGCTGAAGCATTGGAAATAAAGGTTTGGGAGAAACTATCTAACTTTAAGAGTGTTTATAAAAGGAGAAAAAAATGGCTAAAAGGAATTCATTAGATAAGTTCTATACAAAAACAGAAGTTGCTAAGGCCTGTCTTAAGTTTTTAAACGATAGGATAAGTCTTAGTCCAGATAGTTTTTTCTTGGAACCAAGTGCTGGTGATGGAAAGTTTAGTTCTTTACTGGATAATTGTGAAGCATATGATATTCAACCAGAAGCTGAAAATATTATTAAAGCTGATTTCTTAAAGGTTGAACTTAACAAGTCAAACTATATTACAGTTGGTAATCCACCATTCGGTAAGAAGTGTTCATTGGCAATCGCGTTCTTTAACAAGTGCGCCCAAGTTTCAGATATAATTGCGTTTATTGTGCCAGTAACATTTATGAAATGGAGTGTTCAGTCTCAATTAAATAAAGATTTTAAACTGGTAGACTTCTTCTACTTAGATGAAAACTCGTTTATCGAAAATGGCAAAGACTATTGTGTCAGATGTGTATTTCAAATTTGGGTAAAAAAGAACTGTAAATATGATAGTGAAAACTTACCTAATTATAGGTTGCTTAAAGCGCCACCTATCTCACATCCAGATTTCAATATTTGGCAACATAACGCAACTCCAGCCTCAAGAAAGTATGTGGATGAAAATTGGGAAATTGCGACTTGGCGCCAAGGTTATAAAGATTATAATAAATTCTTCACAAGAAAAGATTATGATAAAATAAAAGACATGGTAGAGAATACCAATTTACAGTTCTTCTTTATAGAGCCACTGAACGAACAGGCTCGTAAGATTATATATAATATGGATTTTAATCAATTAGCTAAAAGAAATCTATCAACCCCGGGATTTGGCAAAGCTGATTTTGTTGGATACTATATTGAATTAAAAAATAGATTATAAGTTAAATTTATTATAGTATCAAAGGTTGTCTGACCTATTAAACGGGGTCTGAACCGTATTCCTGAAAGGGTTGGTTCAAATCCAACCTACCCTTTCATTAATATGACTTCGTAGCGTAGTTGGTCATCGCGCAGCCCTGTCACGGCTGAGGTCAGGGGTTCAAATCCCCTCGGAGTCGCCATTCGCCGCGATAGCTCAGCAGGTAGAGCAACTGCCTTGTCTAATGAATTTTAGGTAAAAAACAATGTTAGAAACTAAACAAAAAGGACTTGTTACAGAGCTTCAGTGCATTACCTATTTTTATCAATTAGGTTATCTAGTGAGTATTCCCTATGGGGAGAACTCACGATATGATTTCATAGTTGATATTGGGAGTAAACTATTAAAAGTTCAATGTAAATCTTCAACCTTAAAGGAAGAAGGAGTAATTGAATTTAGTTGTAGGAGTACTCGGGTAAATGCAACTAAAAATATCTCAAGGAGGTATACGAAAGATGAAATTGATTGTTTTTGTACCTTCTATGAAGGAAAATGTTATTTAGTACCAGTAGAAGAATGTTCTACTTCAAAGAAACTCCGTTTTATTCCACCCAAGAATGGACAAATAGTCGGAATAAACTTTGCAAAGGACTACGAAGCTGAAGTACAAATACAAAAACTATGTAAGGAAGCCTAAAACATTGTTAGACTAAGCAGTAGGTCGTCAGTTCAATTCTGACTCGCGGCTCCACATTGCGGTGTAGTGTAACGGGTAAACACAAGTGACTTTGACTCGCTCTAAGTTTCAAATCCTTACACCGCAGCCACTAAAAAAAAGAAGGGAAATTATTATGAAAGCTATTATTGCCCCGAATGGTATGAAAATTATCTACAGTAATGCTGATGAACGTAAAGTTCAGAACATTATTAAAAAGGCACAAGAACATTTTAGTATTAAAGAAGCAAAGCGGGAAAAAAGACAAAAGGAATATTTCCTTCGTGTTCGCGCGAAGTACGAAGCATTGGAAGCTAAGAAAGCCAAAGCCGCGACTGCAGAAGCTGAGGAAACTATTGATGCTGTTGAACCAGTAGAAGTAGAAGCTGAAGTAGTGGAAGACCTATAATGGGCACTTCATGCTAGTGTAGCTCAGTTGGTAGAGTTTTCCGCTGATATTGGAGCGGTCGTTGGTTCAATCCCTGCCTGGGCAGCCACTAATCTTACTGGCTCAGTAATGAGAGGAAGGGTAGGTACACGTTTCATTCGGCGCTAATAGAATTTTTAGACCCATTACAGCAATCTATACATTAATGAAAAAAAATGTTTTTATAACTCATTTTGCCTATGATAAGAGGTTTGTGGTGAGGATAAACAAGGACTTCTTATCGGTGTTATTGTTAAAATCCTTATGGGTCTAGTTTACCATCTAATTAAAACCTAAATTTTCATCAGTTGAAACAATACTCAAAATTTGATTTTTTCTGAAAAATACGCTATACTATATATAGAGAATTAAGAAAGAATAGAATTTTTTTTAAGACACATACAGCAATCCTTTTACAAGTATGAGATTTTAATAGCAAAAAATGTGTCTTGTTGATGGTGCGGGATAGAGCAGCGGTAGCTCATCTGCCTCATAAGCAGAAAGTCGTGGGTTCGAGTCCCACTCTCCGCAAGTGCGCGAGACCACACCTCCACGTGGTGCGCATGGATATGATTAGTAAAGTAAATCAACTGAACTAATCTAACAAACGGGTCGGGCGGTGACACCTTAAATGTCATCGTCATAACTCACCTCAAAGTTAAACCGTTACGTTCTATGGCGGTTATCATAGAACAGGTCGTAGAGCCTTTATATCTACCGTCACTTAAATAGATGTTAATATTTAAGCCGCTTCACCACTATGGCGGAAATTATAGGGCGGGACGCACTTCTCGTAAGCGCTCTTTCCGGAAAGAGCTGGCAATTATCCTTGTATGGAGGCGATGCTATATCAAACGAAGTATTAGTATTAATTCCAAAGAGGAGAATATTCCACCTTGCTAGTAGGTAAATAAGGTCTACACTGAATTAGCCGCGCCGTAGACTTGGACAGCCATAAAAGAAATTCATGAGGGACCGCTTCTACCCCTACCCCCTAAAATAGGGAAACAACATACTGGAATGGTTGGTATCGACACATCTGGCGCGCATATGGTTTTGTAGTATGGTACTGTTTTATTTAGTAGAAATCGTTAAAATTTGATTTTTCTACAAAAATCCTATATTATATTAATATAAGATTAAGGCACTCGCAGCAAACTTTTTAATAAAGATATTTTTTATGCAAGTATATCTTGGTGCCTTGTTTAATTTTTCAAAGCGCTCACAGCAATTCATTATCAAATTTAATTCTGTAAATTAAAAGGATAATACAATCGCGCTTTGTTTTATACTTGGGTTTATAGGAGTAACCGTTGAATAACCTATCGCTCTTAACCTTTCGAGTGGTGGAAAAGGTAGAGAGAATCAGAAGTTCTTTAGGGTTCGAGTCCCTACTTGGCGAGACAGGCGCAAGAACGAAGAAGCTGCTTTTACGAAGGGATTATGCCGGCAAGCATAAGAACCGAATGGAAAAGTAATCTCGACTGGCTATCTTGCCGGATAGCCTTATATTAGGTAGTTTCCACCCACCCCCCCCCAGATAGCCGTATCAGGTGGGTGGAAACTAATATAATAAATATACCAAATGAAGGTGAAACATGGAAATTCAAGGCTATAATATATCAATGATACGGGGTGACACAGAAACTATAAAGGTATCATGTAAAGATGCCCAAGGAGTGGATGTCCCATTAGAAGATGGAGATACTTTGTATTTTACAGTTAAATCCTCTATCAACACAGAGGAAAAAAAAATACAAAAGGTTATAACGGAGTTCCCAGATGGAATTGCATATATAAACATTTCACCTGCTGATACTAAATTTATGGGTTTTGCAAGTTACTATTACGATATACAGCTCACTAGAAAAGATGGGACAGTAAAAACAATAATACCTCCAAGTAAATTTACTATTAAAAAAGAGGTAACATATGAATAATGAATTAATAGGTATTATTAGTAATGAAGGTGAGTTGGAGGGTATTATTGAGGATAATGGCCTTAATATAATAGTTCAAATAGCGGAAAGTGGTCCTAGAGGACTACCAGGAGCTGACGGCATAACGCCGCATATCGGGACAAACGGAAATTGGTATTTAGGTGAAACCGATACTGGTGTCAAGGCAGAGGGTAAAGACGGGAAAGACGGCTATACACCAGTGCGCGGCATAGACTATTGGACAACGGCAGACCAAACAGCGATTGTGGCTGATGTGTTGGCTGCGGTGGACGAATTAATCTTGGGGGGTGCGTCGTAGTGTATAAGTATAAAACGGTCAATGAATTATTTACGGCTATCTGCGATGCTGTGCGCGAACTTGAAGGTTCGGAAGATTTGATACCACATCAAGAAATACCCGAACGGATAAAGATTCCGAGTAATTACGGATTGGTAACTTTTACTGCGGTTGTACCGACAGCCGCAGAAATAATGGTTTCATAAGGAGGTTACAATGGCAAAAAATGTCACAATAAACGGTGTTAATTATGAAAATGTTGCGAGTGTTAAAATACCGCTCACGGCTGACCCTGAATCGTTTGCGTTCTTCTATGACACGGATTCAGGCGATGCCACACAGGGCGATATACGCAGCGGCAAAAAAGCGTGGGTTGACGGCGTTGAGGTCACTGGCAACGTGCCGGCAAGATCATCCTCTGACCTGACCGTGTCCGGCAAAACCGTCACTGTGCCGGCTGGCATATACGATTCTCAAGCGACCAAATCCGTTGCTGATGGTTCTGCAACGCCAACGGCTACAGTGTCCGGTGACGCGATAGGCGATACTTCATCCAGCTATCCTATCACAATCACGCCGAAAGCGACGGTCAACGCGGCTGGTTACATTAGTTCGATTCCGGACGGCAGCGTGATAACAAAATATATCCAGACCGAATCCAAG